CATAAATGAGCGCAGGCGCACCATTTGAATTGACTCGCGACGAGATTGTCGCCCGGCTTGACGCTGAGGCGCGCCGACGGCTTGACATGTCGGCCGAGGACCTCGTGCGCGCGTACCGAAGTTGCGAGCTGACTGACCCCGGCCGAGTCGCCGACCCGCTCGCGCTCGCGTCCCTCCTCGATCCGACCGACCCGTTGTTTATCTTCCTCTGATCGTGTTCGGCAAACTCTTCGCCCCACGCATCGCGCTCCCTGCCGACCCGCTATAATCACAGCATGTCAACTCTTGGTACCCGCGTGAGCATCGCCTGGAAGGCCGCCGTAGGGATTTTCAACGACGACAGCGCCAAGCAGGCGCACGGGCTGCTCTCCGGCATGTGGCCGGCCGGGATCGGTGACGCGCCGACCACGGGAGCCAGGGAGCGGGTCGCGGCCTACGCGGACATGCCGTGGCTCCACGCGCTGGCGGACAAGGTGGCCAGCGCCTTCGCGGCCGTCGAGTGGACGGTCTCCTATCCCGCTCGCGAGGGTCGCGCCGTCCGGATGAAGGCTCTCCAGCGCGCCCGCGGGGCCGCGCGGCGCCAGTCGCTCATCCGGGCTCTCCCGCCCGATGTCGAAATGGTCAAGCTTGACGAGCACCCGCTCCTCGACGTGCTGGACGGCGGCAACCCGCTGATGACCGGGCTCAGCGTGCGAAAGGTGACGGCGCTCCACTGGGATCTTGAGGGTGAGGCGTTCTGGCTCAAGGAACGGAACGGGCTCGGCGTGCCCGTCTCGGCCTGGCCGCTCCCCCCGGACTGGGTCCGGTCCACGCCAACGCCGACCGGCCCGTACTACCGCGTCGGCTTCCGGGGCTGGCAGGGGCCGATCCCGGAGACGGAGATCCTGTGGCTCCCGAACCACAATCCCGCAAACCCGTATGGGCGCGGAACGGGATTGGCTCGGGCGCTGGCCGATGAGCTGGAGACGGATGAGTACGCAGCACGCCATATCCGTCAGCAGTTCCTCAATCAAGCGCGCCCCGACTTCGTGGTCTATCCCGGGGAGGACAAGGAGACGTGGAGTCAGACGGAACGGGATCGCGTGGAGCAGCAGTGGGCCGACCAGCATCAAGGATTCTGGCGCGCCTTCCGGCCTCGATTCGCGGGAAAGAAACTCGGGATCTATGAGTTTGCGCAGACCGACAATCGCAGTTTGCAAATGGTCCAACTTCGCGAGTTCAACGCGGATCTCGTGCGCAAGATCTGGGGCGTCCCTCCCGAGATCATGGGCATCGTCGGGCCTGGCTCCTCACGCGCCACGGTCGCCTGGTCGAGCTACATTTTCGCCAAGTGGGTGTTGGTGCCGCGGCTGGAGATGTTCCGTGCCCTGCTCCAGGAACGTCTTGCCCCGGAGTACGATGAGCGCCTGATCGTGGACTACGTGAGCCCCGTGGACGAGGACGCCGACTTCCAGCTCGAGGTGCTCCGGGCGAACCCGGCCGCGTGGACTATCGACGAGTGGCGCGCCCGGGGCGGTGGGGCACCCCTGCCGGACGGGCAGGGCCAGGTCTTCCTCGTGCCGTTCAACCTCCAGCCCATGGAGGACTTCGGGGCGATGCCACTCCCTCCTGGGGACGGGTCGGTGGAGATGGACCTGGCGCATCTCCAGCACGACGAGGCGGCGGTCCTACGGCGGCTGCGGCGGCGAGGCGCGCCCCTGGGGCGTCGGTAGTGTCCCGGCTGATGCCAGGACATGCCCACCAGCGCGATCGCTTCCCTCGTCGGCTCCAGCGTGCTGTCGAGCCCGAATCCCCGATCCTCTCGCGTCTCGCGGCCCGCATGGAACCGGCGGCGCGTCGAGCGTTCCTGGCCGCGGTCCGGGGGACGGTGGGCATCGTTGACATCGGCGAGCTCGTCGAGGCGATCGGGTCCGGGCAGATGTCGCAGGTGGAGGCGGCCGCCCGGCTCAGCGTCCTGTCCGAGGGGCTCCGGGCTCAGCTCCTCCCGGTGATCGGGCAGACGTTTGCTGTTGGCCTTGCGGTGGGGGCCGAGCTGGCGAATCTTGAGCCCGCGATCACCTACGGCTTCGACCTCGTCAACCCGGAATCCATCACATGGGTCCGAGATCACGGTGCCGCGCTCGTGACCGAGGTGGGGCTTTCCACGAAACAGGCGATCCAGCGGCTCGTGGAGACCGGCATCCGGGACGGGGTGGCACCGGACCGGCTGGCCTCACGACTCATGGGGGTGGTGGGCCTGCGCAGTGACCAGGTGGCGGCGGTGGAGCGGTTCCGCGCTCGATTGACGGCCGATGGCGTCAGTCCAGATAGGATCGACGCGCGAGTCGCCAAGTATGCCGACGCGCAGTTGCGGTATCGTGCCACGATGATCGCGAGAACCGAGACGCTGGACGCGGCGCATGCCGGGCAAGACGAATTGTGGAACGCGGCGAAGGGGGCCGGTGATCTGGACCCTGAGACGACGTGGCGGCGATGGGGGGTCACTCAAGACGACAGACTTGACCTCGCGGTGTGCGAACCGATGGACGCCCAAGAAGTCAAGCTCGGCGAGCCGTTCTTGACGGGCGATGGACGAGAGATCATGCGGCCGCCCGCGCACCCGCAATGTCGTTGCGCCGTAGGGCTCGTGTTCAAATAGGACAGCCGGAGAAGGAGTCCGCCATCATCCAGCCAGAGATGATCGTTCTCGACGCGGAGCAGGGAATCGTGGAGTGCCGGCCGCGTCGCAGAAAGGTGGCGATCGTCGGCGCGGGTCCCGGGCGCGAATATGCCCCGTACACCGATTCGGCGTGGGAGTGCTGGTCGCTTAACGAAATCGCTCAGCGCGACGCACAGCGCCACTTTGAGTTACACCCGCTTGAGGTACAGAGCGCCCGTGATCTTGCGGCGCTGGAACGCATCACCATTCCGTGCTACGTGCTGGATGATCCCGCGCTCTGGAAGATGCCGTTCACCATCGCCAGCAACGGAGGAACGGTCTCCTTCGCTGGCGTCCCGCATCCCGTCCGCTATCCGCTTGAGCGCCTCCGCGCGGCCGGCTTCCGGGAATATTTCACCTGCACTTTCGCCTATCAGTGTGCCCTCGCCATCCTCGACGGCTTCGAGGAGATCGGGCTCTGGGGCGTCTCGCTCCATCTCGGGACGCCGCGCGAGCGCCT